ACTGTTTATATTACTCTAGTGAAATAATTGATGTTGCACTTGCTAAATCTTTTGATTCGAGTGAAGTTATGAATTTAATTGATGATTTTGAAAAAAGATTACAAAAGGTACTATAATATGAGCTTTAAAAAATTATTAGATGCTGAAATTAACGAGTCACCAGTAGGACAAAAAGGTAGAACTAGTTCTGTTGATGCTGATAATTATATAGATGAAAACCCAAAAGTGGTTAATGATTTTAAAAAAATTGTCCAAAAAATGGGTGGAAAGCAAGTTGCTAGAAGAATATTAGATAGAATGTCATTTACTAATACCAAAAGAGTAGTTGCAGAGGGTATATCTGATGTTGAAGAATATTTAAGAGATGTTGGTTTTAAAATTAAAGCAATACACCCAACTAAAGAAGGTAAAGAATTAGAGTTTTATAAAGATTACCAAGCAGAAGAAGCATTTGAAGACTTAAAGTCTGCTGGATTTTTAGATAGTTTTAATTTAGATTTACAACATAACATAATTGTAGTAGTGGAGTTATAGGATGAAAAGTTTATCATTTAAAGAGCATTTATTATTAAGTGAATGTGTAAACAATACAGTAGATATGATTTCTGAAAAGATGGAACCATTTACAAAAAAACAGTTAAAAGAGCTAGGTGATAAGTACAATGAGTTACAAACAATTAACCCTAGTTCTGATACATACAAAAAACTAAAAAAATTTATTAATATTTTACCTGTTGAAAATTTAAAACAATTAAGAGATAGCAAAATTAAATTCTTGAATGTTATGGCAAATACTGTTTTAATGAAACAAGGTATAACTGAAGGTAAAAAAGAGAGTTTAACTCCTGAAGAAATATTAAAAAATGTTAAAAAATTTAGAATGGATTCTGATGTTGGATACTTATTAACAGACGATGATATTATTATGGCACTTACTAACACAGGTATGTCTTTTGACGATGCTGAGAAGTACTTCAAAGACAATTATAAAAAAATTAAAGTATAAGGATATATTATGCCAGCAAGTATGATACCATCATTTGCCAAAAGAAGTGGTAAGTCTGAAAAAGAAGTTGAAAAACTTTGGCACAAAGCTAAAGGACTTGCTGCAGACCAAGGTCACACAGAAGAGTATGACTATATTGTAGGTATACTTAAAAGAATGTTAAGACTTAATGAAGATGAACAATTAGAAGAATCTGCTCAAATTAAATTAGATTTACTTACACAAATAACAAGTAATCTTACAAGTGCTGATGTGTCTAAACTTAAAAGGATTGCTAAAATCTTAGATGATGTAGAGGATGTTAACGAGAGTGACATTGACAATACACAAGAAGAAGTAATTACTGAAGAAGTTATATCTGATTATAATGGTTTAACAGTATATGGAGACCTTATAACACTTAGTCTTAATAAAGCGAAATATAACAATCTAATGGAGATTGAGGTTAGTGGTAAATTTACATTATCAAACTTAAAATCTGCTGAAAGACTTAAAAGTGAATACAGCGAAGAAGATTGGGATACTATTGAAAAAATATGGAACAGACTATCTGAAAAGTACGGTAACAAAATAGAAAAACAAATCAAAAAGTTTGAGCAAGACTTAAACAACACTATCATTGATATGGAAAAAGAGTTAGAAAAATTCTAACCTTTTCCCCTCTAAACTAAAATTAAGTTAAAATATACTATAATACACTATAATACATTTGAAAGGAATGCTTTGAAAATATCTGATTTTTTAAATAATGAACTAGTAGACTATGCTTCATATGATAACTTAAGGTCTATTGCAAGTTACATTGACGGTCAAAAGAACTCTAGTAGAAAAATTTTACATACAGTTTTAAAGAAAAACATTAAAGATGAAATAAAAGTAGCACAACTTGCTAACAAAATGGCAGAGTTCACACAGTACTTACACGGAGATGCTTCAGGTGTAGTTGTTACTATGGCACAAAATTATGTTGGTACAAACAATATGCCATTACTTGCTAGAGAAGGTAACTTCGGTACAAGATTTAAACCTGAAGCATCAGCGCCTAGATATATCTATACTATGAAAGAAAAGTATACTGATAGTTTATTTAATAAAGATGATGAGCCAATTTTAATTAAACAAGAATTTGAAGGTGACGAAATTGAACCTAGATTTTATATTCCGACACTACCTATATTATTACTTAATGGTTCTATGAACTGTATGACTCCTGGTTTTAGTCAACATATATTACCAAGAAACCCAGATGAAATTAAAGAATATATTAAGTTAAAACTAAATAATAAAGACACATCTAATATAATGCTAACACCTTATTTTAAAGGATTTGAAGGTAGTATTAGACAAGGTGCAGAGAGTAATAAATGGGAAATATTAGGTAAGTTTGAAAGAGTTGGTACTGCAGGTTTAAGAGTAACAGAGCTACCTACTAATTGGGACTTAAAAAAGTACACAAAATTTTTAGACGAATTAATAGATAAAAAAGTAATTAAAGACTTTAAAGATAAATCTGAAAATGACAATTTTTCTTTTGAAATTAGAGCAGACCAAAAGTTTTTAAAATTACCAGATGAAAAAATATTAGAAAAACTAAAGCTTATTAAAAAAGAAAGTGAACAGTATAATGCTATCGATGAAAACAATAAAATGAGATTGTTTGAAGGTGTACACGATATATTAGATAGTTTTATTGAAATTAAACGAGAGTATATACAAAAAAGAAAAGATTATCAATTAAGTGTACTTAAAGATAAAATGAATATTGAAGCATCTAAATACTTGTTTATTAAACATATTAACGAAGGTGATATTGTAATAAATAAAAAGAGTAAACAAGAAATTATAGACCAACTAGAAGAGTATGAAAGAATTATACATAAAGATGGTACATATGATTATTTACTTAATATGAGTATATATAAATTAACATTAGAAGAAATGAATAAAGCTAAAGAAAGTATTATGACTATGAAAGAAGAATATAAGTATTTAAGTTCATCTAGTGTAGAGGATATATGGTTACGAGAAATCTAAGAGAGGTGTAACATTTATTTTAAAGAAGACAACGAAACTTACAATAACTTATCAGAGTTTAAGGATATTGATTATATAAATGGTGGTATAAAAAGAGTTGTAAACATTGAAAATTACAATGAAAAGTATATACACGACCAATTAGTAGAGTTTAAAGAACTTATAATGTCAATGAGACCTTATATAAAATTTGAAACTACTATGGAATACTTATGGATGGATTCATTAAGTAATATATTTGATTTTGACCTTCAATGGAATAATAATCACAAAAGGTCAGAGTATATAAATCTACCTCAAATAGACCAGTCATTGGATAAACTTTACAATTATGTTATATGTTTACGAGGTGGTTACCCACAACAAAGAAACACATTTTTAAAAAAAATGGCAATGTTAGACCCGAATACTAAATTAATCGACACTCCGATTGATGGGTTTAAATTCACAATATGTCCAATGTTTAAAACAATATTTACAGGGGATTTTCATAGATATTGGAATCCATATAATATGATTGACACTGTATCGTATAGTAATTTTAATATTAACCAAATTTTGGATATAATAAAAACACAAATACATGATGATGAACAATTAAGACTATACAATTTAATAATAGACGGTAATTTATTTCAACCATATTTAAATAAGATGTATGAACATACAAAGGCTGCAGGTAGACAATATTTTGATTTATATGTAGTTGACCCATATATGTTTGATTATTTAAATACACCAGTACAAAAGTGTTATTATAAAGTATATGGTTGGAATAAAAGACCAGTACCAAAAGACTTAAATTGTTATGTTTTTGATAATTTAAAGTGGTCAACTGAAGTTAATGTACCTACTAAAGCAATTGTACTAGAAGATAATATTAATAAAACACTTGCTAAATTACTTACTGGTAAAATTGAAGACATAAAACACTTTATGAATAAACCACTAATAGACCCATAGAAAGGAAACGAATGGATTTTGATGCTATAAGACAAAGATACAGAGACTTTGTTGATTGGAATAAAGATAATATAGAAGAGCGTATCACAAGAACTGCTGGTGAGTACGCATACTATCAAACATTATATATTCAAGTTAGTAAAAAAAAGAATGAATTAGAACAAAAACTAGATGAAATGTGGCATGGTAAATGGAAGTACTATAAGTATGAATTTGATGTAGCACTAGATAAATCTGAAATAAAAGGTTTTATTGACAAAGATATTGACATGATAAAATTAAGAGGTCAAATAAGTAACCACGAAAGTTATGAAAACTTTTTTAAAGAGTGTATGAAAAATATTGACCAACTTAGATGGGATATGAAGCATTACATACAATACAAACAATTTATGGCCGGTATATCATAATGAGAGTATTATGTGAAGATGTAAATGAGTCATATTGTAAATTAGATTTTTCTGAAATAAATGACCCATATAAATTAGCAGAGCTAAAAGTTATGTTTGCTGACCAACTATCTGCTTTTACAGAAGGATACAAGTTTACACCATCATTTAGAGCAGGATTGTGGGATGGTAAGAAAAACTTTTATAAAATGGTAGGCGACTTAATGGTATTTCCTAAAGGAATGTGGAAGTACTTAGATAGAAAAGTTTCAAAAAACCTACCAGACATAAACTTTGAGTATATGTCTAATACACATTTTGAAACAGTTTCTAAAGAAGATTTTGACACATTCTTAAAGTCACTCCACCTACCATTCCCGCCATATGATTATCAATATGATGCTGCATTTGAAGCAATCAATTCAGGTAGGATGACAATAGGTGCTGCGACTTCTGCTGGTAAGTCATTTATCATTTATATAATATTTAGATGGATGCTTGACAAAGGTATAAAGACTATGCTAGTCGTTCCAAATGTTATGCTTGTGAATCAGATGTACCAAGATTTTGTGGATTATGGGTTCGATGTTATTGAAGATTATATTGTAAGAATAGGTGGTGAACACTGTAAAACAATTGAAGAAAAAAGAGAATTGTTTGCTGATAATTTAGAAGGTGGTATGAATATTATTTCCACTTGGCAGTCACTATACAACTCACCTGATTTATTTAGTACAATTGGTTGTATTATAGTAGATGAGGTTCATAATGCTAAATCTGAGGTATTTTCGGATATTATACTACCAGGAGCAATCTCTTCGAAATATAGATTTGGATTGACTGGTACTATGCCACCAGGATATGCTGACAAATTATCAATCTTAGGTGCTATTGGACCACATAAAAGATTTGTTAATGCTCAAGGACTTATAGACAGAGGGTTAGCAACACCAGTAGAAATTAAAATGTTATTCTTAAATTATTCACAAAAAGATAAAGATGAAATGAAAGGTATTAAGAAATACCCAGATGAAATCAAATATATAGAGATACATAAAGAAAGAAATAGGCTCATTGCTAAGTACACAAATAAGATTGCTAAAAGTGGTAATACACTTGTTATGTTTACAAAGGTAGACCATGGAAAGACCCTTATGGAAGAATTTCTTAGGTCAAAATTTGGAATTGATAATCTATTATTTTTAGATAAAATTACACCAAAATCACTTGAATCTATACCTGAAGAAACTGAAAAGATTTTTGTAAATACAGAATTAAATTCAAGACAAATAGGGTATATTACAAAGGCTGGTTTAGACCAAAACATTTTCGAACCATTGTCGAAATATGATGTATTTTTAATTTATGGTGGTATTGCTGATGAAGAAAGAGAACAAATCAGAAAAATACTTGAGACAAAAGAAGATGCAGTAGTATTTGCATCGTTTGGTACAATGTCAACAGGTGTTTCGATAAAAAGAATACACAACATTATATTAGCAAGTACAACTAAATCTCCTATTAGACTACAACAGACAGTTGGTAGAGGAATGAGATTACACGACTCAAAAGAATGGGTTAAGATATGGGACTTTATAGATGACTTCTCTAGAAGAAATAAAAGTGGGAATGTTATTGAAAATAGTAGAAATCACTGTCTAAAGCATGCAGACGAAAGAATGTCACTTTATTTAGATAATGGTTACCCTATTGCAGAAGCAGAGATAGAAGTTCCATAACTACAAAAAAATTAAGTAAAATTTGTATATAATTATATATCTCCAAAAGGGATACATTATAACAAATTAAACTTAAGAAAATTTTAATAAAAAAATTAAGTAAAATTTGTATATAATTATATATCTCCAAAGAAGAGATATTGTTTAAAATGAAAAGGAAACGGTAAAAATGTTAAATAACGAAACACAAAAAATCTTAAGTGATTTATCTACTATTAGTACAACTGCTATAGTATCACACCCTATTACAGGAGTACAGGACATTGATAGAAGTATTGTTGCTTTTATTAATGTAGAAGAACTAGGTGAGGACAAATTTGATGACTTTGGTCTTATGAATATTAATGAGTTCTTAAACTTAATTTCTTATGTTGATGGTGCTGAAATTGATATTAAAGATAGAATTGCTACTATTAAAAATGATGCCCAGAATGCTAAGTATTATACTACAGACATTTCTATTATTGAAGAAGCATATGGTACAAACCCTGCTATTTTAGAAAACATTTCTAAAGCATTTGAAGCTGCAAATTTTGATGTATCTGCTGAACAATTAAGTAAATTATCAAAAATTTCAGGGTCATTAAAAGTTAATGATTTAGTAGTTTACCCACAAGATGGTGGAATTGTTTTAGATGTAACTGACAGTACAAAAACTGACACAAACTCACTTAAAACAACTATTATGGGTGAATGTAATGATGATGATATGAAAATTGTAATTGATATGAATAATATTAAAAAGATTCCAGGTGGTAACTATAATATTAAAGTTGCTAAAAATCCTAAATCTGGTTCTTATATTACACTATGGACATCACAAGATTTACCATCTTTACAAATTGTAGTTTCATTAGCTGCTAGAGACTAGTTAGAATTTAAACAATATAAATACAGTGTAGAATATATACAATATATTCTCATTCGTATGAAAATGTTGCAACAATTCGTTTAAAAAGTTAGGTGTGTTTAAAGATAAACATAAAATTTATAATAATGTATAAAAATCGTTAATAATGTATGAAAAAGGAAAAATAAAATGAGTGATGTATTTAACTTCGACTTCGCAAGTCTACAACAAAATTTACAAGCAGGTGCTATTACAGAGAAAAAAGAGTATGGTCCTGATGAAAGATTTTGGAAACTATCAAGAGGGGATGATGATACAGGTACTGCTATTATTAGATTAGTAGTTGACGAAAACAGAGTACCATTTGTAAAAGTATTCCACCACCAATTCTCAGTGTATGACCCATCAAAACAAAAGAAAAGATGGTTTATTGAACCTTCTCCACAAACAATTGGATTACCTTGTCCGGTATCTGAAGAGTGGCAAAGACTGTACAATGAAGGTACAGCAGAAGCAAAAGAAAGAGCAAAACAATTCTCTAGAAAAATCAAGTATATTACTAATATCAAAGTAATTAATGACCCTGCTAACCCAGAAAACAATGGTAAGTATTTCTTATGGGAATTTGGAACAAAACTATTAGATAAATTCTTAACAGTTATGAATCCAACAGAAAATGACAGAAAATTAGGTGTACAACCAGTTGAGTTATATAACCCAATGGCTGGTGCTAACATTATGTTAAAAATTAAAAAATCTGCTGGTTTCTTTAATTATGATGATACACAAATTATGTCACCAACTGCTGAATACGAGTCAATGGAATCTGCTATGGCTGAGATTGATGCTAATACACATAAGTTACAAGAGTTCTTAGAACCTACATACTTTAAATCGTATGATGAGTTAAAAGGTAAAATGCACTTTGTATTAACTGGTACTAAATTAGGTGCTGAAACACAAAATGCACAAGAAGCACAATCAAATGGAACTGATGTGTCAGGTATGACTGTTAACACTGGAATGCCACCAGCACAAAATGCACAACCTGCTCAACAAGCACCAGTGCAACAAACTCCTGTTCAAGAAACAGTAGCACAACAACCTGTTCCTGAAACTAAACCTGCTGAAGCACCAAAAGCACAACCTGCTGCAACTGCTAAAACAGTTAGTTCAAGTGATGATGATTTATCATTTTTAGACGATTTATGATTCGTAAGAGGGTAACACCTCTTATTGTGTTTGTATAAATATACATAAGAAATGAGGCCATTCACTAAGACTTCAACTCTCAACTATGCTAGGTCGTAGTTGAAGTCTTAGTGAATGGCACGACCTAGCAATCACTCATTTCTAATAAAAACATTATTAGGAAAACAGAATGTATAATTATGTATACAGAATAACACACATAAAAGACAAATTACACTATTATGGTGTAAGAACATCAACACAACAACCAAAAGAGGATTTAGGAATAGTTTACTTTAGTTCTAGTACAAATAAAGATTTTATACAAGACCAGAAAGAAAACCCACAAAATTATAAGTATAAGGTCGTAAGGGTTTTTGATTCAAGAGAAAAAGCAATACAGCTAGAAATCAGACTACATGATAAATTTGATGTAGGAATCAATGAAAGTTTTTATAATAAAGTTAAACAAACTAGCACTAGGTTTGATAGAACTGGTATCATCGAATCTGATAAAACAAGAAAATTGAAATCACTAAGTAAATTAGGAACTAAAAATAGTTTTTATGGTAAAAAACATAGTAAAAAAACATTGTTAAAGATATCTGAATCTTCTAAGAATAGAAGTCAGGAGTCATTAGATAAAATGAAAGATTACGCTAATAATAGAACGGCTGAACATAATAAAAAAATTAGTGATTCGCTGAAAGGTGTGAAACATTCGGATTCTCGTAACAAGAAAAAGAGTGAAGCATTTAAAGGTTTATTAGTAGGTGACAAAAATGGTATGTATGGTGTAAAACATACTGACAGTACAAAACACAAAATGACTGAAAGTAAAAAAATACAGCACAAAACATACAATGTATATGATTATAAAGATAATTTAGTTGATGTTAATGTACTTTCTCTTTATGTTAGAGAAAACTATTGCGAGGCATTAAACAGGACATCATCTTCAAATAGATTGGGGTTTAATGATGCTTCAAAAAGAAATCTAAACACTGCTAAAAATCTACATTTGGTAGGTTATTATATAGAACAGTGTACAGATAAAAATGAAAAATACAAAGGAATTTAATGACATTAATTGATTTTGGGCATCTTAGCAGTCGTATCCTGCACACAGCAGTATCACAAGTTAACCCTAAAGTAGATAAATCTACTGGTAAATTTGATACACAAGAGTGGAGTTCAATGTATGTTCACTTACTATTTAAAAACTTATCATATTTAAAGATGAAGTTTGAACAAGAGTATGGTGAACTTGTGATATGTATCGATAGTAAAAACAACTGGAGAAAACTTGTTTACCCTGACTATAAAGGTAAAAGAAAGAAAAGTAGAGATGAGTCAAAAATTGACTACGAATCATTTTATGTTTTACAAGATGAAATTATAAATGAAATTCGAGCAAACTTTCCTTTTAGAGTCATTGAAGTAGATAGAGCAGAAGCAGATGATATTGTTGGTGTACTTGCAAGAACATATGCTCCACTAGAAAAAACAGTAGTAATTAGTTCAGATAAAGACTTTAAACAAGTTATTGAGTACGGTTGTAAACTCTTTGACCCAATTAATAAAGTTTTTATTAATATGACAAAAGATGAATTAAAAGAATGGAAAATTGACCATATACTTTCTGGTGATGATATTGATAACATTCCAAATATTAAACAAGGAACTGAATTTACACCAGAATTTAGAAAATTTCTAGCAGATGAAGGTGTATATAAAGATATACCAGTAGAAGAATTTTTAGAATTAAAAATATCACAACATTTGTTTGATAAGTTTGATATATATGAAGTTATACCATCAGGTAAACTTAAAGGTCAATTCAGAGATACTAAAAAGATTTTTAAAAGAATTCCATTTGGGGACAAAGGTAGATATACATTTGCTAAAGACCTTAAGGGAAACTTATTAGAAAATCCTATGTATTTAAAACATTTTAAGAGAAATCAGGAACTAGTATTATTTGACTACATTCCACAAGATATTACAGATACAATAATTAAAGATTATAATGAAGCAGAATCACATTTTGACACTGCAGGTATTATGGCCTTATTTAGTAAGTATCATTGTATGGATTTAATGAAATCTGTATCAGATTTCTTTCAGGTGGCTAAACAACAACCTAGAACAGGTGTTAGTGAATGGGCTTAAAATTAAGTAAGTTTTTACTATAAT